TGTTGGAAGTAGCCTTAACAAATGAAGCAAAAGTAGCATGCCCAAGCATGGTGCCACCGGCAGTCGAGTTGAAAAGTCCGGCTTCAGCAATAGTAGTGTTACCTTGGTTGGTGGCAAAAGAGCAGACAAAAGTCAAATTTGGCGGGTTCTGTGTTAGATTAGCCGTAAGGAACGTGCCAATAGCAATTCGTGTAACTTCGCCACCAAGTGCTACATCAGCAGTAGTAGGGGCAACAGTAACCGACCCAATAGCAAGCTGACTGATAGTTTGTGCAGTCTGCTGATTTACAGTTTCTAGCTGCCCCAAAACCCAGGAGCGGCCTTGGGTGACACACAGATTGTTTACAAGCCGCTCTTCAAGCACTTTCCCTGTTGGATCACAAAGAGCGATCCTCAAAGCACCGCGTAGCTGGAAGGAACTACTTATCTGTTCAGTTTCCATTTAGAAGATCGTCCTTTCAAAGTTAGGATTCAAGGTCGGCCTTGGATACCTAAAACCATAGATGGCCAAAGAACCATCATCTACCATATATTTTTTAGCTATAAAACATCCCTCATTGATACGACGAAACTGTTCGATAAGAAAGTTGTACTTCATTTGGTAATAACTTGCCGCTCGCAGGTTTTGACCTTTACCTTCGGCAGAGAAAGCCTTCCAGCAGATCCAAGCTTTTTTGGTCCTTCTAGCGATATAGGGGGGCAAACTTACTTTCGGGTCTGTTTCCGTGTCATCAGGCTCCCGATAATAGTCAACAATACAAGAAGGACTGTTGGGGGTCGGTGCATAAACGTTAGGTTCCCCGCTCGTGGTAAAGTTCTCCGATGGCGTAGGATACAATCTTATATCGTATATGTTTGTTGGGTGCATCGCGTAATAGAGAGGACGACTAAGTGTAGTCTCTATGTTGGAAGGGGAACCTGTCGCTACAAAAACCGTTGCGGGAGTCAATAGTGTCAGTTCTTCCCAATTGACTGCATCTAAAGTTCGTCCTCTCCAAGTTACGCGCCTCACAGTACGAACGTAAGACGGAAGAGTGATTACACTAGTTCCTGCTACTGTGACCAGACACTCACGGGCGTAAATACAGTTCACATCGACTGCAATTTGACCTATTGCGTCGTTGTTAAGCGTATTTAGAAAGTCGTCTGACCAGATGGGCATAGGCTAATGCAAACCCATATACCTGTCTCTGTTACGTTGACTCTTTACCAACTTCCTCAAATCTCCCAAACTTTCGATGTATGACTTGAGGTAAGGCTCGGCTTTAGAGAACTCTTGCCCTTGTTCCCACAAATCTGTAGCACTATAATTCTCTAATACTGTTAGATGTTCGTCAGGTATCGGTAAAAACGTGCTGTCTGTAATCTGGGGCGCAGCAGCCACATAGAATACAAGCATATTACCATAACCCGCTGTTCCAGGTTTCAGGTAGATCGCAACATACCTATGATTGATGGGAGCAAACCAATAAGGAGTACCAAAAGCGGTATCCCAATCAATTCGGTCCTGGTTAAACTTTTTAAGAGTTCGGGGAAACATCCACCTACGAATGACACTATTAAACATAGCGACCAAACCGACATAATCAGGTAGAAGAGTAAGTAGATCATAGTAGGTCACAAACTGCGTAAAGGGGATAACTGCACTCTTGTAGACACAACCCGTAAAGGCTACAATCTCGTCAAGACCGTCTTGCAAGGAGTTATTAATATCAATAGACGGATAGTAGACACTGTTTTGCAGGTAGTTCTGCAATCGAATTTGCATGTCGAGTCGAGTCACGCTTTTGGCTTTTCCTCAATCACGTAGAAACAGTTAGCGTTATTGGCTGGATGCACATTTACCATATCTATATGAAAACCGATTAGTCTCTTATGTGTTGGCTGCCCCACCCATTGATCTAGTACCCAAATACCTTCCCCGTCTCGGCTAAGAAAGATAGCGGCATGAGAACTGCCATCTGTCTTATTGTCGTATTCGCCTTCTTTGTTAAAAGTGGCAATTGCCGTTCCTACTTGTGGGGCTGGTATAAGTGCTCTCACAGGGGCTCCTCTTTTCCAATCTGCTGTTTGCGGAGCACCACACACAAACTTTACCAAAGCTACACATTGGTGACTTTCACCCCAAAACTTACCGACGTAGAAGTCTAGGTCGTGGTGGATGTAGGGCATCTACAAGCTCACTTCTCTCCACCTAATGTTAATATCCACTGTGCCTGTAATAGAAGCTGTACGTACAGTTAGATTGTTTCCTGTTCCACCATTAGCTGGTATTCGTATATCGCTAAGATCTAGAACAAACAATTGATTGGCAGGTACAGTTATACGATAAATCACCGTTCCTACGCCTGCATTACTTGTAGACCACGCAGTAGCAGTTGCTACAACACCCACATCTGGATTTAGTTGTGCGGGAGTTAATGTAGTCGAACTAGCTGCTGTTCCATTACGTTCTACAGTAATTGCACAAGCAACAGTACTGTCGATTTGAAGGGATACGAACTGTAAAGTTTTTGTGGTTGTCGAAGCAGCTATTTGCTGTACTGTGACAATTTCAGCAGCAGCAGAAAGAGCAGTTGTTTTAGTAGCAGTAAAACCGACTTGTCCCCATACACAACCAATCGTCAGCAAACCTAAAAGCAACTTTTTCATAGCGTAGCAGCCTCTTTTGTGTTAAGTCCTAATTCTTTAGCGAGTAAAAGCTCTCTCGACATTGGTGTTGGATCAGAAAAAGCTACCATAACAGAGTTGAACTCTTCGCCACTTTCGGGTACCCACTGAATACGGTAGAAACCATAGGATTCAAGAATAGTTGCTAACTCTGAGCTATCCATTGGTGTGACGTGGTAATCTCCCGGCCAACGTTGAAGACCGAACAACGTGGCAGCCCAGAAAGTGCGATTATTGTTTTTATTGTTAAGAAAATTTGTGGCACATTTGGAAAACTCAGGGTAGGCCAAGACGAACTTTCCATTAATGATGAGTACACGTTTAACCTCCATAAAGAGTTGATCCCAGTATCGTCTCTCAATGTGTTCCAGAGCGTGAGTCATCCAGGCTTCTTCTACACTGTTGTCGCTGTAGGGGAAACGCTCTTTTCGTATATCTAGCAAAAGGTCCGGGCGGCAACCTTCTTCCATATCAATGTTAACAAAACCTTCGACTTTATTTTCGCCGCTGCCAATGTTAAGTTTCATGATATCAACTTCACACTGTCCAAGATTCGCTCGTACCTGCTGTTGCCAAGTTTCTCGCCCGGAGCGTAAAGTTCTCTTAGCTGCTTCACATTATCCACACTCACTCCATCTGCCATCATCATATGAGTTGTTGGGCAGCCCGTATGCACAAAAATCGTCGGTTCCGGTTCCAGCGTATATCTCGCTTTGTTGCAAAAGTACACATCTTCCGTATGGTGTGGCCCGGTAACAAAGTATGGGGGAGCCACTGCTTTCACTACGTCCATTTTCAACAAAGCGCACGAGAAACCAATAGCTTCGCATTTTACTAATTCTTCTTCTATGTGTTCTTCATAGTCATCATAGAAAGTAAGCCGTTCAATCCTCTTTCCATCTTGGTCAACTTCTCGTGCAATACATTTGAAGAACATCGGGGAAAAAGGTGCTCCACGGACAAACGTAAGAGCAAGAATGATGTCTTTGTCCGCCGCCCGCAGCTTTTTGTAAGTGTCCACTTGTACCATTACATCGTCATCTATAAACATGAGGTAATCGCAATTGTTCTCAATCGCGTGTTGGGCGGCGGTGTTTCTCATGTTGTCAATAGACATACGATATGGAGTAAAAAGAATAAAGGTGTCTTCAGGGAAGTCTTTCTTCAAGTTAGAGAAAAAGCGTAGATGAGACGAGTAGACAAAAGAGTTGACGCTTTCAAGTACGTTGATGCCGATGAGAGTTTTCATATTTCCTAAAAAGGGGGCAACCTAAAAGTAGCTGTGCGTTGCCCCCGGAGTGACGGAGGATACAGACTCAGAGAATAGTTAAAAACGCCTTAACAACAGTTGTAACAGCAGTTTGTGTAGAAAGCGCTCCGGTGTAACCACCAGAAAGCTGAGAAACAAGAGCCGATAAAGTTTGAGCAGCTACAGCGTATCCAAAACGTGTACCTGTAGAACCCGCACCAATATCTGAAAATGCGTCAAGATTCGTTAAGCTACTTACCTGAAGTATGTCTCCAACAGACATAGCAGGGGAGGAACTGTAAGAATCTGTAGTTGTAGCACGAGTTTGTCTTACCAGGCGCACAGTTTGGCATATCCCAAAAACTTGTGCTTCTCCAATTGCGCCGGGCGGCAAACCAGTCAAAGTACCTAAACCTGGCGCGGTGACAACACCACAAAGAGTGGTTTGGCCAGCAGCACCAGCGGCATTACAATTTACAACAGCGAGTCCGTCATCAGTTCCGTTAAACTGAAAGAAGACAGGTGCCCCTATTGGGATTGTGACAGTGGTACTATTGTTCTTAACTACAATAGTAGCGAGATCCGCACGATTACCAACTTGTTTAAATCTCATATGTTCTCCTTACGGGGTCACGAGAGTTCTTGCGATACTCGCCATTACACCCTGTTTTCTCCTATTAACACATATAAGATTTCCCATCCAACCAACGTGTCCAACTCGGCTGTCACCTTGAATGGGTTTAAAGAAGGTTTTACCGCTGTCATCTTCAAGCATTTTGAAATCCGAGTCTTCCTCGTAGATCATCTTGAAAAATTCAGGGTTAATGAAGAACATCGTGCCGTTGGTAAGTGTGGTAGGATCACCAGCACCACCAGTGAGAGTAGGAGTGATAGAGTTCTTAACATCAGGAACCTTATCATCAAGAACAAAGTGAGCACCCTTGTAGACGATATTCTCGAATGGGTATGTTTCGTCTACTTGGAGCTGAGTGTAGCGATACTTTTGATACAAAGCGTGTACCAAGAGTTCGTAGGTAACCTCGTCGAGAAGCGCCATTTTAGGCTTTCCACCAGTACCTAGACCGCACCGATTGAAAATCTGATCGACTTCCAAAAGGAAACCGTCGTAAGTAGTCGCGGAGGAGGTTTTGGTTTTGTTCTGCCACCAGGTATTGGTGCTTTGATTTATATTGCCAACTACCGTAGAGGTCGTCGGCGTAAAATCAATAATCTCACTAATAGGCTCAATACCAAAATCCCCGTTTACTGGAGAAATGTACGGAGTCTTAAGTGAACCACCTACTTGGTTAGCGGAACCCCACATAAGAGCTTGAGCAAACAATTCCTGAAGACCCATTTCCGCTTGTTTGATGCGGCTTTTCACTATGTCCACAAGTTTTTGTTTGTTCTGTTTTACCTCTTTCATGGAGTAGGCAATTGCAGATGCACATTGTCTCCATTGCCAAATACAGTCCGTAATTCCGTCTACGGGCACGGTGGAAAGTTCACTGTAACCGTCGTAGAAATCCGCTGTTTGTAGGCCATACATCAAAGGTACTTGAATGTATGTTCCACCGTCTTGACCTTCATAAAGTTCCTTGGATATGATTTCAAAGAAAAATGCGTTGATAGCTCCAATATTGTCGATTAGCTCTTTGCGATAAGCAGCGAGACTAGTACCGAATAACGAGTCTAGATTTACAGTTACCTGTGATGGGGCTGACGCCGCACCAAATGTTACTGCCATAGCTTAGTGTCCTTCTCGCTTGGTTTCATGTTCTAAAGCCCAAGCGACTGCCTGATTTATATTCATCTTACCTTTAGGCAAATCAGACTCCTTCACATTACTAGTAGCGTGAAGACGAGAAGGCGCATCCCCGGCGTTTCGACGTATCTTATCGTCTCTCTGTGTTTGAGTCACCTGTTTGGTCTTGCCAGCAGATGCTATTGTATAGAGATGACGAATATACTTTTTCACCGAAACGTTTGGGGAACTTGGTAGATCATCCATTAGTTCTACCATACGAGCTTCAAGTTTCTTTGATTCTCCTTTAGTTTCACGAGCAAGAGCGGCAAGTTCCGAAGAGACTTCCCGCTCCACATTTTGCAGATGTATAGCTTGCATCTGCTGTTGTTGCTCTTCTTTTTCTTGAGTAACAACTTTTTCAATGGCTGGCGCTAACTTGTCAGCAAGCCATTCATAGTCTTTACCTAATCCTTCTTTGAGGAGTTCGATAGTAGACTTTTTTACTTCTTTCGCATCTTTTTTGGTTTCGATGGTTTCTCGAAACAAGCCAGCTTGCTGTGCAAGAGCCGCTATGAGAGCGGGACCGGCTTTTGGATCTTTTAGAGCAAGATAGAGACGGCGGCTTTCGTCAAGCTCGTCATCAGAAAGACCTTTGTCTTCTTTTTCGTCTTCTTCCTCTTCTTCGCCATCCTCTTTGTCTTCCACTTCCAGAGTTACTTCTGGTTTCTCCTCTTTCTCAACTGGTGGAGGTGCGGGAGGCTTTGATTCTGCCTTCTGAGCTTTTGCTGGTACAACTGCTTCCATAAAGTTTAGCCTACTCTTTCGTAAGGATAGCGATCTCGAATATAGAGATTAAAGTATTTGCCTTGAGAGCCAGCAGATGCGAAATCTGTAAACTCGTCGAGCGGAAAATCTTTGTAGACATACGTTCCACGATGTTGGAAAACTATCGTAAGAACTCTTTCTTCCAAGTCGTAGTCCACATTAGCTACACAGCGACTCTCATTTATAGAGAAATTGCGTTTCGCTTTAATAAGCGTATTGAGAGTAATTGGATTAATGGCGCCGCTCATAATTTGATCCAAAAGAATTTTTCAAATTGCCAAAAATACTTCTTCCAAGTCCAGGTTTCCTGTTCTTTAGTTACGGGTAATAATTTATACTGCCAGCGTATCCAAATAGACTTATTGTATACTAATTCAATATTAAATAAATTGCCCCAGCCCAATCCAATAGATTGTGAGGATTTCCAATAACGTAACTGATACCATTTAAACATCATTGCACCGCTGTTTGTCCCATCTGATTTTGCAATTGGTTACGAATTTGTTCTTGGTCAGGAGGAGTTTTAGCTTGCATTATCTGTTCTGGTGCTCCCCCGTTTGGTGGCGGCGGAGGACCTTGTGCTTGCTGCGCTTGTTGTTTCAATTGGCCCATTCTTGCAAGTTCCATAAGCAGAGCCATTTGTTGAAATTCCGCTATAGCTTTTTCATTTCGATAGCCAATACGGTACGCGGCTTCTCTCACCAAGTAAGGGGAAAAAGCCACCATCGGAAACTGTGTAAGGAAACTCACATACTCCATAAGTTTCTGTTTCTCTTGGAGCTGTGCCATAGAACTCATGCTTGTGACATCTACTTCAATCTTAAAATCAAAACCGTCCTTGAGGTCTTCGCTCGTGATTTCTCGAAAAAGAGGTTTATGAATATTCACACTACTCATAAAAGTCTCACCTTCGGCCTGGGTCAGTTTAGCTAAAATCTTGCCGGTAAACTTTTCGTTAATGGTGAGAAGCACCTCTCGTCCCATACCGGCCATCCATTTAACTACTCTGTCTCTTTCTTTAGATTCACGAATATTGGTTCGTGACTGTACAATATTCGCTTGTGTAGCGGTAGTCCTATCTGCCACTCCTCTAGCTTCGTCACTAGTGCCAGATATTCTATTAAGATCATCGGTACTTGTGGCGATACTCTCATTTAGCGCCTGACCCAAATCCGCATTTTCGATAGGCTTGATAGCGTCTTGCTGACGCATTTTAACGAGAGCACCATCCGGACCAGTCTCGAATTTCTCGATTTCCTCATCATCCATCATCCCTTCTACAATACCAAATTTACGTACAAAACGTCGGCGATGTGCCCGAAGCATCTCTCGGATTTCGTTATACTCATCTTGCGGAGAAAGCCAGTGGTAGGCAGGGGGTATAGGGTAGAAACCACCTGTAATGAGACGAATATCTGGGCGTAAATCAAAAAGAGGTAGTCTTTTAAACTTACGTTCAAACACCGTCACACAAGGAGAATCCAACACTATAAGACGCTTCATTGAGCGATTGTCCCACAAGTGCCAGATTTTTAGAGTGTTTCGCGCAAACCTCTCGCTATCTATTGGTACAGATTCCCTATTAGGGTCTGGGTTGCTTCCGGTAGCAGATTGAATTTTGTCTTTGTTGAGGAGATTCTTAATGGATAGGAGATCGTCTTTGTGCACATATTCAAAGTAACCGCACCATCCACACCGATTGAGATACTTATGGTCTGTTCCCCCAATACGGAATGTTTTGGCAGAGATATGTTTAAAATAAATTCTCTCATTTATGGGTAACTCCGGAGGCGCTTCCACAACTTTTCGAGCTTCTTTGCTACTTAGTTTCGTATCTGTATCTTTTCCCAACAGTGGTCGCTGTGCGTTGGGGTTTAAGATCCAATCAGCAGCATAACCGACTTCGACCATCCCAAATCGAAAGAAATGGTCTTTGTAGGCTTGCTCGGTTTCAAATGCGAAATTGTTATCTGGGTCTTGCGTGATCGTATTAAGTAAATCCTCTTTAAGCTGGGCACTTGTAGCGGCTGCTTTAATATCGTCCTCATTACCCACACGGGAAGCCACATTGAAAACTGGAAATGTCGGGATGAAGTTTGCAATCTTAATTTGAATCGTCTCATAAATCTTATTGATAACATATGGGTTGTAGCCTAACTCTTTTTGACTGCGCCACTGCAAACCCTCGTAGTACTTGTCAAGGATCTTACATTTAAAGAGAGTTTCCCACTCTTTATAGTAAAGATCAGCCGTCTTTAGACGGTCGGACCAAAGAGAGTCGGCTACGATTTGCTTTGCCACTAGCGAGGACCTACCCTTATACTATTTAGAGAACCAAGACCACCCAAGAAGATACTAAGAAGCCAAAGTACAACAAGAATAACTACAACAACGTTAAGTATAGTCTTAAAGGGTTCTGCCATTGGAATGTAGCTGTTCACAAGCCACATTATCACTCCGATGGCAACAAGAACTACAATGAGTGTGATTATTGGCATAAGTTCCTTAGTTGTACCCTACACTTGCCGCCTGCATCTGT